CTTGCTTGATGAGATTTTTTTATCAAAGGTCACATAGACGTATGCTAGAAAGTCATTATACTTCCTTTTGGGTGCCTTTGAGTCCGTTTCAAAGGATTGTAATAATTCTTTAACTTGTGGGTTCATTATTCCAACTTATAATAAGGTGCTGATACTACAGATTGTGAAGATGCATACAAAATAATATCTTCACAAACTTGATTTTTCTTTTCAATATTAGTTATTCCAGTAATAATTTTGTGAAGATGATAATTCGATCCCATTGCATAAAAGAAACCCTCTGTTTCTCCTTTCTTCGCTTTATCCACAATCAGATCTGTATATTTCTTTTCAGTAAATCCTGGTGAAGTTTTGTCTATGAGTTCTTTAACCTTAGATTCTAAAGTTTGTCTAGCAGCACCACCACGACTAAGAATTGGTCTAACATCTGGCACCTGATCAAGATCGTGCAATTTTAAAATCAAATTAAGAGAACCTAACCCAACCTTTCCCTGATTGGCACTAGCACCTTTTACTTCACCTTGATATCCAGTAGTAGCCTTTGGTCCATCAAAACTCCTGAATTGTATTTCAACATTAGGCTTAAACTTCATATAAAGGTCTGCACCAACTATACCTTTTCTATTAAAATTTTCAAAAATATGATCTCTTGATGTTTTTGGATCTACATTTTTAGTTGATAGTTTTGCCTTTCCAGTAATTTTTTTAAGAGATACTCCAAACATTATTGGGCCCTGACCTTCTCCAATTAATCTATGCATCATACATTGATTCAACCCCTTTAGAGTCTTTTCTTCATCCAGACATTTATGTTTATAATTTTTGGTAGTAACATAAATGTCTGCAGGGGACCACTTGTTAATATCAATTCTTACCTTCTCCTCCTTTTTAACCCTTTTAAAAGCATCCTCAATATATTTTACCTCTGCTCCACCTCTATGAAATTTGACTCCTTTATTTTTTAGTTCACTGAATTTTTTCCACAGTTCATTTGCACCTTTCACACATGATTCGTGCCATTCATCACTTAAAGTTTTAATGTTTGCGATTGTATCATCAATATTATACATACTACTTGCAGATTTAATATTTTCCTCATTAAAATCTGCAGAAGTTATGTTACTTCCCTTCATAAAGGCAATAGCAGCATATACTGCTTGAGCACACTCAAACTTTTTAGTTTCCGCAGCACCTGCACCAGAACCACCTCTCTTTCCTTTAAACTTAAATCTAATAACCGAATTATTAGTTTCTTTTATCTTAATCCCAGCAAATGTAGATCCTGGAACAGAACCAATAACAAAATCAGAAGACCCGAAAGATGGTGGATTATTATCGTCGTTCTCATTACCTTGCTTTAATTTAGCATCTTTAAGTGCTTGAACCATATCAGCACGAGCAGTTACTCTATCATCAACTTTAACTAAAATTGTAGTAACCTTTTGACCACCCTCAACTTCAGTATCCAATCCTTGGGATACTTTATTTACTGCTAACAATACCTCAGATAAAGTTGCCATTATACTTTTTTAAGTATTTATTATGAAGTTATAATTCTTTGAGATAGTCCTTCTCTTTTTGATATGGAACTATCTCACCAGTATAATGTTTCCATCCCTCATGAAGTTCTGGAACTAACCATTGGTCAAAACGATGACAATATTTCCAGTTCACAGGTTGTATACAATTCATCACAACTACCGTCCAGAATGATATAAGATAGTTGAGAATTGTATACATTATTCTTCCTTAAGTGCCTCTTCGATTTGTTCATCAAGACTTACAATTGCTTGACGAATATCAATCACACGTTGTGGACAAATCGTAGGATCATAAGTATACCCTTTCGTATCAGTAAATAATGACTGACGAATTGCTGCTGCCTGATAGACAGATAGTTCTAATGTTACTTTTTTATCTTGACTCATAATTACCCCTTTTGTTTTTCTATTTTATCGTAAATTTTTGATATTTCAGATTCAAAAAATTTTCTATCTCTCTTTATTTGATCCTGAGTATTAGTTACATAATCGTAATTATGAATATTATTTTTTATAGCATACTCCAATTTATGAATACGAGATTGAAATTTAAGTATTTTAAAATACAATATACCAATTATGCCAATACAAACTCCTATTAAGTATCCCATCAAATGTCTCCCTCCTTACGGATTTCGGAATGTTTTACGGAAAATTCTCCACCAGGATATCGTGACTTGAGTTTATCAACATTCATCTCAATAATATCATCAAGAGAAATATTGAGACCCATACATGCCTGTGCCACATACCACATAATATCACCAAGTTCACGTTTCATATGAAACATATTTTCTTCGGTGACTGGTTTACCCTGAAAGATAATCTTCTTTACAACTTCAGTAAACTCACCTGCTTCGGCACACATACCAACAGAGGCAGTGAGAAGTCGATGTGTTTCAAATCCTTCTCCACGAAGTTCTTGAATACGATACTCAAAGGCATCGGCATCTTGACTGGGTTGAGATGTGACGGCATTCACAAACTCAAGATATGCATCAGTATTTACGGTCATGAAAATTTAAATCCCTCAAATGATTTCTTCGGTCTATCCTCGTTATTATACTCTCCTTCCTGTCCAGAGTCAAGTATATTATCTTGTGCTGACTGTTCGCAATCATAAAGACGCATCTTGGAACGATCAATTCCAATCACAAATCTCTTATTGACTACAGTATCATTGTATCTGTTCTTCAATTGCTTCACCATTATCTGTCCAATCTGCTCAAGTTCCTCAGTGCTAATAAGGGCAAACATAAGATCAGCAGTAGCAGGGAGACCAAAGGACTCAGAAGTGTCAGTAAGGTCAACATCAGAGCTACCAAAACCAGAACGAGTGGTCTGGGTGGCAGATACGATAGGGACCTCGGCTTCGCCAGCCAACCCTCTAAGCTCCTCTGCAATAGATTTAATATATGAATATGAATTGACAGACATCCCTGACTTATAACGGGAGGAAGCACATATATTAAGGTAATCAATGAAAATAATATCAGGTCTAAATGACTTCTTAAGTGCAAGCTCACTAAGAAGTGCTTTAAAATGTCCACTATGTGCAGATGCTGTAGGGTATTCTTTAATTATAAGTGTGCCTTGAGTTTTTGCTGCTAACTTAGTTACTTTATTCTCAAACGTTGACTTGGGCAAATCTACAATATTCTGAATAGCAACATCTAATAAGTTCGCATCAATTCGTTCAGCAATTTTCTCTTCTGCCATCTCCATTGTAATGTAGAGTACGTTTTTCCCTTGGAGCAACACGGAGCTAGCAACATGGCACATGAATAAAGACTTCCCGACACCAGTACCAGCAAGCGCGATAGTAAGAGTTTTATTAGATATACCCCCGCTCGTAATCTTATTAAGGTATTCGAGATCAAACGAAACCTTCTCCTCCTTCCTGTGATAGTACTCATATCTTTCTTGATAGTTTTCTAAGTAGTCATGTCCAATGTTGTTGTCGAAAGAAACTGCCAGTGCATCAGAAAGAATAGAAGGAATCGCATCCCTACTCTTCTTCTCATCGTTCCCATCTGCAATATGAATAGATTCCATCAGTGCAAGATAAATCGCACGATCACGACACCACTTTTCAGTAGTATCTAATAACCATTCATTATCTACTGGAAGATCCGTAAACGAATTGCAGATGTCTCTAGTTTCTTTAATCTCACTCTCGTTTAGATCTGTCCGATTCTCAACCTCAATATTTAGTGCTTCTGCTGTAATAGCAGAACCATACTTCACAATGAACTGAGTAATCTCCTCAAAGATTACTTTTTCACCTCTTTGCTCAAAATATGTTGGTTCTATAAATGGAATGACTTTACGAGAATAATTTTCGTTACATATTAAGTTTCTAAGAATTGTAGTCTCAATCCGTTCCATAAGAGAATTCTTTCTTCGCGGCAGCATCAAGTTGCTGCATTACTTCTTCTGTAAAATAAACTTCTGGGTCTTTCAGAATTGCCTTAGCATATACTTTTTTAGTCTCACCATTAACGGTCATCTCATAACGACCGGCAATGTTCTTCCACATTCCGGCAAGTTCACCTAACTCAAGTAAACCATAATACTTATCAAGACCCCGATGATCATAAAATAAACGAATAGTGACATCCTTGTTTTCTTTACTTAGACGTGACTTAGCAGTCTTTGCCTTGATAAGATTTCCAATGACTTCTGTTCCATCTTTTTCTTTCTTCTTGCTGAGATGAATAATGGTACTGGCAGCATACTTAAGACCACTACCACCTCCCATCTCTTTAGTAGGAACATAAGAACCGATAACGTCATAAGTATGATTGGTAACGATCATTGGAATATTAGCCTGCCCCAACTTGAGTGTCAACATCCTGAAGGCACCCTTAATAAGTTGTGATTTTGTCATGTCACGAACCTGCTTTTCATTGAGTGCATCAGTAATCTCTTTCTCAGTCGAAAGCATTCCTAAAGAGTCTAGCACAAACATGCAGGGTTTGCGGACTTCCTCAGGTGCTTTTTGATACATGTCCACTGCCTTGAGTGCCTTACTACGGAACTCCTCAACAGTTACTACATTGACCACGACAAGACGTGTGAGATCAATTCCTCTGCTTTCTAAGAGTG